ATTTTCTGTGACAGATAATAACAACTCGTGCAGGGTAACCAGCATTGTTTAGCATATCACAATATTCATAACTGTAATATAGTAATCCGTCTACTGGTTTGCTTGTAACTACAATATTGATCATTATGTAATATTTATAAACCACTACTTACTGTATATGTTTTCTTGGCTATATAAATATTAATATGTATAGAGAAATCAAAGATGTTAAATAATCACAAAAATAGAAGCCACAATTACAGATAGTAAAGAAATGCTCTAATAAGTAATAGTATGATAGGACATGATTTATATTCAATACTAACTCGCTTCGGTAGTTGTTATCCGATAAATTTGAAATTTTCTGTTGAAAATATCGTAAAAGAATTAGAAGAAAAATATGATTGGGTAAGGTATAATCCGAAAAAAAAAATTGATCGTTTTGCACTTAGCGTCGTTAGCCACGATGGCGGCATGTCTGGTATTCCTGATTTAGATTCTCTTTATGAACATTATGATAATACAGGAATTAGATTAACTGAAAACAACTTTAAAGCTAAAACTGAAGTGTATCCGTATTTTGCTAAATGGTTAGATCATTTTGGCACTTCAGTAAGTAGAACGCACATTATTAAAATGGGACCAGGCGGATTTTTTCCTTGGCACAGAGATAGCAAGTATCCGGGAATATCTGCATTTAGATTATTTTTGCCTATTAGATTTCCAAAAAGGAGTTGTGTATTTTTATTAGAAGACACTCCTTTAAAATTTGACGACGGTACCTTTTATTTTATAGATACTGCTAAAATGCATACATTATGTAATGTTAGTCCTACTGATACATGTTACTTTTTAGTAGCTAACATTGAATTAACAAATGAAGCAGTTAATGATGTTTGTTCAAAAATGATCGGATAAGAAAATGATAACAAAAATTAAAAATGATTTTGGATTAGATATGCATTATCTAGACAACGGCTGGACAGTAGAAGTGTGTGGTCAAATTGCTACATTTAATAATGATCAAATAAAATATATTCATAAAACATTATTGCGTAGCACAGTAGTAATAATGAAAGACCAAAATTTAACACCAGAAGAAGAACTTCGAATTGTTAAAATTATAGGCAACCCTATTAGTACAATTAAAGATAAACGGGTAGACGATACTACAATATTACCGGGTATTATTAGAGTAACAGGTAAAAAAAATAAAGATGGTATTATTGGACTATTTGGGCACACCAGTACTCTTGACTGGCATGCAAACAGATGTAGTTCTCCAGAACGTAAACCAATAATATGGATGTGGGGTGAAACAGGTATGGTTAACAGCAAAACCAGTTTCATCAATAACATTGTTACGTATAATGATTTACCTCAGACATTGAAAGATAAGATTGCTGATAAAAAAGTATTCTGCGGATACCGAAAGGGTACATACTCTGAGTCATCACAATTCAAAGAGCATATCAATAGAGATTGGGGAATTCCTTTAGTGTATACAAATGACGGTGGCCAAACAGGACTTTATTTTCCCTACCATCAAATTTTAGAAATGGAAAATACTCCCCAAGAAGAATGTGATGCACTAATTGAAGAATTGCGACAACACGTGGTACAAGAGAAATACATTTACCATCATGAATGGCAAAACCACGATCTGTTGTTATCAGAGCAATGGTTAAGTATTCATAAGCGTTGGCAGTTTGATCAAATGGAAGATAGACTAATGCACAGGATTGCTTATGACTATCCAAATTTATAATATATTAACATCAGATAAATGGAAACAACGTGTAATTGATTCAATCCCAGAAATAGTTAATTCTGGACATCATAATGCAAAAAATTATGTTGACTTAGAGTCTAAACTTAATGATTATGAGTGCTTTACTGTATTGGTTGAAAATGATAAACTACTTGCTATTAGTGGATTGTATAACGGTGGTCGATATCCAAACTATACTGCACGTATATTAGATAGAACATACTACTATGATTGGAACAAAAATGGCGGTATGTTTAGCCCTTTTAACAACAATTTAAGATACAATTCGTTTTATGTAATACCATATCAGATGGAAGTAGCTAAAGCTAGAGGGTTTAGTTCTGTTTTTATCAGTATGCAAAACCCAAAAAAACGAAGAGCTTTAGAAATGCTGACGAACAGGCAACCGCAATATAAATTTGAATTGCTGCCTGATCTTTACAACACTTGCAAATGTTTATCAGATGGTAGTCCTAGACCAAAGCCGGAATGTTGGCAGAGTATTGCTATATATTACTTAACAGAATTTAAAAATTTTGATCTTAAAAAAATTAGCATAGAGGAATACCATGAACGATATAAAGACACTAAGGGCATACGTTAAAGGACGACAACTACCGGCGTTTTTGCTATTAGGAAAAGTAAAAAAAGAATGGTTAGATTATGCATATTCTGTATATAGTAACACACCTGTATCAAGTGATTATGCAAAATACCAGCGAGAAAAAGATGGCATTAAAGGAACTACAGTTGAAGCTTTTGATGAATTAACAACATATTATAATCAATTATACACAAATGAATTAACGCTGCCAAATGAATATAATATATTGTCCGGCATACATCATTTAAGATTTGGCAAATTAGAAGCAAATTCAACTCTTCCATTTCATCTCGATGAACCATTTACGTTACGATGTTTATGTGTAATCCAAGGACGTCATACTTTTATGTCAGAAACAGGAGACAGTGTTGTTATGGAACCTGGAGAACTATATTTTGTGAATGGATGTTATAAACATTCTGTGAAAAACTCAGATGCTGCAGATCGAGTAGCGTTACTAGGTAAATACTGTGTAAATAGGGCAAACCTCAGGAGTATCAAAAATGCAATATTATGAATTAGACCCAGAACATAATCATTTTAGTGATGTAATGGTGGATGTTACACATCGATGTAATATGAGTTGTAAAAATTGTTATATTCCTAATCGAAACATACCTGATCTAGATGCTGATATACTAATTGAAACTATTAAAAAATTCCCCAATAAAACTATGATACGTGTAGTAGGTGCAGAGCCTACTATGAGAAAAGATTTGCCTCAACTTATCCGCAGAATAAGAGAAACAGGTCATCGTGCAACTTTGTTAACTAACGGACTTCGGTTAGCAAGTGATAGGTATGTCAAAGAACTAAAATCTAATAGATTATCTCACATATATCTCAGCCTAAACGGAGTTGACAACGACGACTGGTACGAAGAAATTGACGAACTTAGATGTGCAACTAAAAAAATTGCAGCTCTTCAAAATCTAGTTAATAACAGAATGATTATTGATACCGGAACTATTATTGTTAAAGGTGTTAATGATGAAGCAGTTTCTAGATTGTTACATTTATATAATCAAACTGGTGTAGTTAATGTACTAGCTAGGATAAAAAACGTTGGCAATTTAGGACGAAGTATGTTTGATGAAAACCTCGGTGGACAAATTATAACTATGGATAGTAACTACACTATGCAAGGATTAATTAATTTAGTATCAGAACAAACTAAGTTAAGTGTAGATTATATAGAAAGCTGGAGAAATAATCCAATCTATAAAAACAAAGATATTGAAGAAAGCAGTTTTGTATTTCCTTTATCTGAAAATTCTAAAGGTAAACCTTTTCATAAAAGCGGAATATGGTTTAAAATAGCTGATTGGAATACATTCTCAAATCCAGATGGTGTTCCGTTACCTGGAAATAACCGCCGTGGCAGATTAACAGCAGATTTTAAAGTAGCACCAATGAGCGAGCATGTTAAAATGAACGAAGGTGGCTATTAATAATGGCATCAATTGTTCGTGACAATACTATAATAAATTTTGATAGGATTGTATTTTACGGATGTAGTATTACCGCCGGTTCAGAAATAGGAAATGAATTATTTTTAAATAACGATTATAAACGTAAATTTGATATTTCTGATATTGATAAAATTAAAAAACAGCATACTAGGAAATTGTTTATAGAAAAATATATAAACTCTGATGTATCTTTTGAAGAAATAGAAAATTACTCTAAGACAAAATCATGGGCTAATAAATTAGCACAATTATTTAATGTTGATTGTGATAATCGATCAGTTCCAGCAGGCAATAATCAGCTATCAGTTTACAATATAGAATTAGATCTATCGGCATCTCTAATAAAAGATACCGATCTTGTTATTGTAGGAATCAGTCCGTATGAAAGATGGATGTGGATAGACAAAAACGGCAATACACATAAAACTATTTTTGATTGGAAACATGATTGGCCCTCAACAAAATTTTATAATGAATTTTTATTATATATTTCAAATGTAAATCAGTATTTTTTTAATACATTTTTGTCGTTGAAACATCTAAATTTTCTTTCTAAACAATTAAACAATAGGATACTATTACAATTTATGCATAGGCCTTGGGTAGTTGATCCGTTATTAGAGAACAAATATAAAAATTTGTCTAACGAAGTTTTTAAGTTATCGTCTATAATTGATTGTAATTACTCTTTTAGTCAGATTGTAAAAAATTGGGATGATGATGTTCACGGGTATAGTCATCCAAAAGAACATCATCATTCTATAATGGCCAATTATTTATATAATAAATTATGTCACCGATAAATACTAAAAATAGTCTAATGAAACAATAAAAAGGAACAATAAAATAGAAAAATTAAATGATATAAAAGATATAGTTACTTCAGATACTAACATTTTAACAGTTTCTAATAGCAACAATGATATTGACACCCCTGCAACACTACAAGTACGGACAACTACTAGCAGTTGGTTTAATAGAGCTACGTTAAAATTAATTCGCCGGGATCCCGAGGCAGACTTATCCTTGCCGCATACTGTTTTTGGAAGAGTTGTTTTTGAAAAAGAAGATATAAATGGATCAGGTGCTAACTCTATAATTGTTGGTGGCTCAAACTTTTTATTACTAGGCAATCGTGAAAAAACAGAAGGACATTTGTTTCCAGAAAATGGTGTTTTTGTAATTGCTAATCATAATAATTTTGGAATAGGAACAAAACACCCGTCGCCTAATGCAAGGTTAGATATTAACGGTATTGCAAAGTTAAGAGTGCAATCAACACCGCCGGCAGAAGGCGAAGCAGGAATGATAACTGTTGCTAGTGGTAATCCAAATGAATGGGATCCTTGCGGGAAAAATTCTAAAACTCCATACACAGTGTTTTACGATGGAACTAAATGGAGAGAGATATTACTAGGTGATTAATTCTATGTACAAATTTTATAAAGGTCATAGAGATGGTAAACCTCGAGATGCTTGGGAAATTGCAATCATAAATCAGTTGAAATGAGGTAATTATGAAAATAAGAAAACTAAATGGCTTTGGCTCGCTAGGAGTTGAAATTTATGATATCAATTTGCAAAATTGTTCAGATGAAGAATTAATTGAAGTAGGATTAATATCTGCTGATCAACTATTAGTTTATATTAATAAAGACAACTGTAGTGTAACTCCAGAACGTTTAAATTATATTGCTAATATATTTGGCAATCCGTTCGGCGGTGTAGACCAATCTGCTTACAAAATGACTTCAGAACGTAGAAAGTCTAAAAATATAACTAAAAAAGATTTACAAACGCTTAAAGAACTTAGAAAAATTCGATCTGGCCTTGAGCAATACGACGGAATGATACGAGTTACCGGAAAAAGAGATGAAGAGGGTGATTTTCTAGGCATGTTCGCCGAAGGTGTTTTAGATTGGCATTGTGATAGACAAGGTACAGGAAACTTTGTACCAATGATTGTGCTTATGTCTGTCGAAGGTACAGAAAATACAAGTACTGAATTTTTACAAACTGCTGATGCTTATGAAACTTTGTCGAGTGAATGGAAAGATCAACTTGAAAACTTAGTAGGTGTCCATAAGTATGTTCCTAACAAAATGGCACCCGGATTAAACGCAAGTCAGGATAACATTCTAAGAATGAACATGTGTCCAATTGATGATAGCGAAGTACCTGTTGTTTGTTATAGCCCGCTTGGACGAAAAGGTATTCGTTTAAGTTATGCTACATTGCATCATTTTAAAGGATATAGCGAAGCCGATAGCAATGAAATCATGGAATATTTAAAGAATTGGTTTATGCGTCCTGAGTTTATGTACGAACAGAAATGGGCCGATGGCGAATTAATCATGATGGATCAAACAATTACAGTGCATAGAAGAATGACAGAAGATTGTAGTAAGCGAGTTATGGTTAGACAGACTTGTAACTATGACAAAATCTTACACAAAGGAACTCAAGGCTTACAAAATTTAGGTTATGCAGAACCAGGTATTGTGCTTGATAGCAAAGTAATAACAATTGAAGAATATATTGAAAAATTTAGGTATGCATATTAATGACTTTAGACCCGGATAAACTTTTTTCATCTTCTGCAAAGATGAAGATTAATTTTGCACTATCTATAATAGTAATTTTATATTGGAGTGTAAATTATTTTTCCTGGACAGTATTGCTATTAGGTCTGTTGTCGTACTATACAATTGGTAAAATTGGAGGGGATGTAGCATTACATAGATATTTTTCTCATCGATCATTTAAAACATCTAATTTTTGGGATAAAGTTCTTAAATTTATATCTTTTATAGTAGGCCATGGTAGTCAATTTTTATGGGTTATAACACATAGAGTCCATCACAAAGACTCAGATACCGTAGATGATCCGCATCCTCCGGCAATAGCAGGTAACTTAAAAATATTTTTAAGAACCTGGAGTTCGGATTTTGTTCCGTCAGCAAAATACGGCAAAGACATTATTAGAGATACTGAGATAATGTTTATTCATAAGCATTATTTTAAATTATTTTATTTATGGTTAGTAGTATTAAGTATGTTTGGTATATATCCTCTATTACTTTTATTTGCATTTCCGTGTTTTGGATTCTTTTTAGAAACAGGAATTGTTAATATTGTAGGACATGGACACGGTTACCGAACGTACAATACACCTGATCATAGTACTAACAATATAATTTTAAATGCACTAACTATTGGTAATGGTATGCATAATACACATCATTGTTATCAATCGTCGTATACTACTGATATAAGAAATAAATGGTATGAGTTTGATTTAATGAAATATTTTATACATGCAATTAGAACTTGAATGGAAAACAAGATGTAATCTTGCTGCAATATATCGAATATTCGATATACTTAATTGGTCAGACTCAATTTTTACACATATAAGTGCTAGAATTCCTGGAACGGACTATATTCTTATGAATCCGTATGGTTACTTGTACGAAGAAATTACAGCATCATCTTTAATTAAAATAAACCTTAACGATGGATCTTCAGAAGAAAGACTATACAATAAAGTTGGATACAATATTCATAGTGCTGTTCATGTAGCTCGTCCAGATATAAATTATATTGTACACACACATACAACTCCTATTGTTGCAGTATCGTCGTTTACTAACGGACTACAGCCGTGTTCTCAGTACGGAGTATATATTACTAAAAATATTTCATATCATGATTATGAAGGAATATTTTTCTGGGAAGATGAAAAAGAAAGATTAGTATCTAGCATAGGAAAAAATAACTTTTGCATGATGAAGAATCACGGTTCTCTTGTTACGGCAAAAACAATTGATAGTGCATTTTTTAATCAATATATACTTCAGCGAGCGTGTGAAATACAACTAGCAATCCAATCTACAGATAATCTATTTATACCGATTGAAAAAGATGTTACAGATCGCACTACTAAATACAATACAGATAATCAGTCAGATAGAGCACCACCTTTATTATGGTCTGCAATGAAGAGAAAATTAGATAGGATAAATCCAGGTTATGATACATAATTTTTACAAAAACTTACAGAACTTTACTAAAGCTCATAGAAATAAAAGTATAATTATTTTCCATCATATTGCACTTGTTGCTGGGCTATGGTATTACAATTGGGAAACAGCATATATAATTATGTCCGTATTAAGTGGATATATTGGGTTTGCTTTATTTGGACATATTGGACATTTATATATTGCACATGGAAAATATAAAGATGTTTGGTATAATAATGTATACTCGTATTTAATTAATTTATTTACTGCTGCAGGTGGTCCGTTTAACTTCTCAGTAATACATAGACATCATCATAAACATGTAGACACTGATAAAGATCCGCACAGTCCAATACACATTGGCTGGTGGAGGGTTTATACATTAATGTGGAAGAAAGTAAAAATTAATCCAGCAAGTGCAAGAGATTTAGTTAAAAGTAAATCATTAGTGTTTTTACATCATAATCAAGTTAAACTACATTTTTTATGTGTTTTAATATTAGCAACTATTGACCTACGACTGGTATTGTTTATGATTGCACCTTCTGTTGTTTATACAATTCATGTAAACGGCTTAGTTAATTGGTTAGGCCACAAAAATGGCGTGCCTAGAAATATACCAGAGATAGCATGGCTAACACCGCTATCGTGGAGGCATGGGGATCATCATAATCATGAATAATATTTTATACCATCAAGTTGACTTAAATTTAGATGAAAAAGATTATCAATTTTTAGAGCATCTAAAAAATACTTATCAAGACAAAGCAGTCGCTGTTCAAGGTAAAAATCCTGATGGAACACTTAGGCCAGTGTTTAATCAATATAAAAACTTTTATTTAAAAAATAGTAATGTTGACTATTCAACTCACAACTTGTTTAAAAAAATTGCAAAATATTGTGTAAGATTACCATTACATTCTGATTTAATGTATCTTTATAGTAGAGCACATATTGCAGTAGTAACAGGTAAACTACCGTATCATATAGATGCTAGGGATTGTGTATTAACTATTCCTATTGGAGAAACTGTAAATCCAATAACTTGGGTAGATAATGATAATAATTTTATAGATTGTTATCACTATTCCGGACCGGTGCTAATTAATACTAAAGTTAAACATGGCTGTTTAGAAAATACTCAATCTAGAATATTATTTCAGATAGGATTTAATGATCCGTTATCTGAAGTTATCAAACTTATTAAATTAGTTTAAATCTACCCAAGCAGCGCCAGTGTAACCTTGGAATTTGGTACCTGTTGTGTTAAACACCATCATACCAGCAGCTGGACTTGTAATTGCCGCGTCACGTGCTGTATCATCTGCATATACTCCTGGCCGCATAAAACTAGTAGAAGTTACTCCGCCAACGACTCGAACTTTACCAGGTAAAGAAGGATTACTAACAGATGTACCGCCAACATTTAATCTTCCTTGGCAATCTAATTCCATAAAGTTAAGAAGTGGTTGCGTGCCAGCATCATTAAACGTACTAAACAGAATACTTCCAGGCAAGCCAGTAGAAGGATTGCTAAATGTGCCTAACGGATCAGTTCTAAATCTCATAGTTGCTACACCCACAGCGGCACCTGTGTGCCAGGCTTTGGAAGTTATATCTACGACTGCGTTACCAGCTACTACATTAGTTCGTGATAGTGTAGATCCACCATAAGACTCAAATACAATATCATTAGCACCAGTAGCACCTACAACGTTTGAAGAAATTGTTAGTAAGCTAATATCTGTGCCGTCTGCTTCAATTTTAAGATTAGGAGTTGTTACTGCGCCAACAATTTTACTATTAACTCCGTCAACTAATAGTGTACTATCATCGCCGAATACACTTCCAGATAAATCACCATTAAATACACCGTTAAATGTATTTGATGCTTTGTTATACGAAATAGTACTATCGTCTGCAACAATATTAGAATTAATTGTTTCAGCATTAATTTGTCCACCAACATCTACACCTGTTGAAAATATATTATTCCATCTTAGTGATCCACTACCAATATTATAATTACTATCTACATTTGGCAATAAGTTAGAAGTAATATTTCCTTGGATCCCAATAGTGTCACCACCTACTCCGTCACCTAAGTTAATATCTCCACTAGCAGTAATAGTACCAGTAATATTAATATTTCCAGTTCCTACTATGTCATTGCCAGCTAAATTTAAATTTGAACCTAGTGCTTGAATTCCAACTAGCACTCCGCCAACTGTTGCACCATCACCTATGTAAATTAATTTTGAATCTGTGGTGTATACTAACTCTCCCTCTAAAGGGGTTATAAGTAATCTATCAGCATTACTACCACGTCTTAATCTTAAAGCCATTCTTTGGAACTCCTAAAATATAGTTTCTTACATGTATTTATGCCACGTAACAATAATTCTTATCTTCTTTTCTTCATAAAAAGAGCAGTTCTTTTCTTAATATCTCGTTTAACTCTTTCAGTATCAAGTCTAAAGTCAACGTTTGAAATTTCTTGCTCGTAATGTTTGAATATATTCTCTAACTCTGATTGTACATTTATTTCTTTACCATTATCGTCTTTAGAATTTTGAATATCAATGTCCCAAATTTTTCCATCTTGAAAGACAACTCTAATAGAGTGCAAATATTCTAAAGGCACAACTTTAAGGTCAATGTCTTTAAATACGTCAGGCCATATATCTATAACATGCTTAGGAAGTTTATTTTTATCCTTCGGCACTAGCTGTTGCTTTTGCTTTAGACTTTTTAACAGTCGGAACCAATTCCTCAGCTTGTGCTCGTAGTGATTTAGCTTCTTTATACAATGAATCAGCTTGACTACGGAATTGTGCGGCTAAGTCTGTATCTGACAATACGTCAGTTGCATTAGCAGCAGGCGTTGCTATATTAGCAGTTTCCATTGATGCTACTGGTGTTGCTACTGGCTTAGTTGGTACATTTGGAGAAACAGCTAACTCATCAATTGTAACACCTTTTTGTGTAGCAATTAGTTGATTAAGATCGGTTAAGTTTATTACTGTCTTATGATCTGGCTGCATTTCAATACTAGAAACGTCTACTTTCTGCATTTTTCCAGTTGCATGAAACGCACCTAACATATTCCTACCGTCTGGTAGGCTTGACCTTGCCATTAGTTCTGCAAATTCATATGCACTTTGACCTGCTTCTGATTCTACTGCTTTCATAAGAGCATCGTGTTCGTCTGCTGATAACGCATTAATATTAACTATAACGGCAGAACTTGAATCTCCGGGGATAGTTCTATATGCTACAACAACTTTATTTTTATTTTTAGCAACTCGTCCTACGTGTTTAAGAGCCATTTGTTTCTCCTTGCTTTTGCTGTTCTTGAGCAACAGCGGTTAAAAATGTTTCTAATTTATTAAATACAGTTCCTACAGTTAACATCTCATTTGCTTTAAAAGCACCTCTAGATGTTGCTACTTCAATAGTCTGCCGTATTAGCTGTAAATCGTTTACAGTTAATTCTAAACTATTTCCAGGTGCTTCAGGAGTTGGTGCTTCTCCTACCATCGGTGCTGCTGAAACTTCACCTAGTTCGTTTATGTTTGTATCTTCGCTCATAAGTATTATCTCCTTCAGTATTATTTACTTATATTTTAAATGTGGGCAGGCTAAAGTGAAATAACTCATTTCCTTCCCTTCTTCAAATCCAATCTTTAACACAGATTGGATAGTGTCACTAGAGTCTAAATCTATACTTTTATCAGTATAAAATCGACCTTTTAAGTTATATAGTATCCATTTTTCAATACTACCTTGTATGTTGTAAGTTAACGGAACAGATATAAACTCAAAATGAGGTGGTAACCTATCAAGTTTTCTTAACTTAAAAAAGTTTAATGGGTTAGGCTCTTTAATTTTATGCGGCAAGTTCATAGTGTGTAGTTAATCCAAACGGTGCTTCTAGGGTTTGATCATTATTACTGTGGATAACAAATACTGTATCACAGTAATCTTCGTCACCCCAACTACCCCAAGGATAGCCATCTGTAAACATAATAAACTTTTTAGGTTGTATATCGTTAAGCTTCATATATTCCCAATTACAATCAAATTCAGTTCCACCGCCGCCCATAATTTGATAATCTAGCAAGTCGTCACCACAATCTGCACTAAAGTCTTGTTCGTTATATACTTTAGTATCAAAGCACCATAACTTAATATTGTAGTCTTTGTACTCGTCCATGATGCCTTTAACTTCACCTAAAAAGTCTTGTGCTTGTTCATTACCAATTGATCCTGACATGTCAAGTCCAATACAAATATCAATTGTTTCCATAAAACTCATACCAGGTAAAACTGCACCTGACATCTGTCCTTTACGGCTTGGACGAGTAAAGGTATAATCGTTACGTATTGTTGATTGTATTTGTTGACGTAATATTTCACGCCAGTTCATTTTAGGCTCAGTAAGTTCTTTAATCATACGTTGAATCTCAGCTGGCGTATTGCCAGCGCCAGCTGCTTGAGCTGATGCCATCATGCCTTCTTTAATTTCATCACGTATCTTCTTTAATTCTTCTTTAGAATATGAAGGTCGTTTTCCTTTACCTGGTGCTCCGTTGCCTTCTGGCGAATCACCGTCTTCTCCTGATGCTTCCCAATCAATGTGTTCATCAAGTAATTCACCTAATGCTTTAAGTTGTTCTTCATCATAGTTTTCAAATAAGTCATCGTATACTGCTTCAGAACTCCAATTTTCGTATTTAAAATCTTGATAACAGTCAATTAATGTTGGCTTAGTACCAATACGATCACGAACCAATAAGTTGTTTACAATATAGTCTGCGGAGATATTGTGTAATGTAGGAAGTCTATCTTCTCTACGAGTAAAGTGATCAAACACACAATGTAAAATTTCATGTGCAATAACAAATTCAATTTCTTTATTTGTAAGTGCATTAAAGAATTGTGTGTTAAAGTATAAATGTCTGCCATCAACTGCGGCAGTAGGAACCCATTCGTCAGCAGCAACAATGCGTAAACGTGTAGCCATATTACCAAAAAACGGATGACGAAGTAGTAAGCCTACTCTTGCAATAATGATACGATCAAGTACTTCGACTCGCATTTCTGCAAGTTCTTCAGGAGTAATATCTGGATTTGGTTGCCAATTTTTTTTGCCTTCAACGCTCATTTGCCATGTTCCTTGTAACTGTTATAATACTATTATATACTTATTTACAGTAGATGTCAAGTAAAAATGGACGTTTTTGTTGAGAACGTCCAAACTCATTTCACCGTTAAGCCTTTTGTGCAGCAGTAATATATCTTCCATACTTTTCATGAAATTCATCAAAGCAATCGATTTCGTCCGGGTCAATTGGTAAGCCGTATTGGGTAAGAGCAAGTTTAATGCCCATTACAACCAATTCAGTATCAAAATTATCCATAGAAAACCTAAGGAAGTTATTTACTTTATCATCAAACTTTTTATCGTTCTTGTCTGATGCGTCTTTTAGCTCGTAACAGAGTGAGACAGTTAAGGAATACATGGCACTGATTTCTTTTGTCTTTAGCTCTTTTACTTTACCTGCCAAAATATCACTTGGGTTAGGCATGCTCGATGCAACTTTACGGTGAGCACTAAATTTCACAGCAAGGCCTTCGCCTACTGCGCCACTAACTAAATCTGTAGTGGTACTCTCGTCATCATCATCCTCAAGTAATTCGGATACAAATGACCAGGATCTCGGTGTAGCAAAACTACGACTTGGACTTTTTGGATCAAAGTCATACAAGTCTTTCTTGCTAAAAGTCAAATAACCAACAACATCTCTGTGGATCTTGTTTTCAGCAGCCCATGCAAACCAATCATCAAAATCAACAGCAAGTTCCAAGTGAACAAAACGATTTGCTAACGGTGCTGGCATTCTGTAAGTAACACCTTTATCTGCTTCTCTGTTACCAGCTGCAACAATAAGGACGTTGTCGGGTAGTTTATATTGTCCTACACGACGGTTAAGAATTAACTGGTAAGCCGCCGCTTGTACTGCAGGCGCTGCAGAGTTCATTTCGTCTAAAAACAATACAATGTTATCATATTGTGCTGCAAACTCAGCAGTAGGAAGTTCTGCTGGAGGTGCCCATTTCATTGTATTATCGTTTGCACTATAATACGGCATACCTTTAATGTCAGTAGGATCCCAAAGTGACAAACGAATGTCAATAAGATAACTGTTAGGTAATGAAGTGGTAACTTGTCCAATAATATCAGACTTACCAATTCCTGGAGGTCCCCATAAAAATAGTGGACGTTTTTTCTTAAAAGCTCGTATAATGCTTTTTTTAGCCTTATTTGGGCTAACAGTACGTGTCATAACAACTTCTGACATTTAGTATTCCTCTTCTTATTGCTAAGTTTATCAGTGCCTACTTCTAACTATATATACAGTATAGCACCTTATTTACTAAAGGTCAACCTCTTTTAACAGATTTTATGATTTATTTCGTTCTTTATAATCTGCTACTGCTGCTTTAATTGCATCTTCAGCTAGTACTGAGCAATGTATCTTTACTGGCGGAAGTGCAAGCTCACTGGCAAGCATAGTATTTGTTATTGCAAGTGTTTGATCTAGTGTCATGCCTTTGACCATTTCGGTTACTAAGCTACTACTTGCAATAGCACTACCGCAACCATATGTTTTAAAACATGCGTCTTCTACAATGCCATCATCGTCTACTTTAATTTGCAGACGCATAACATCGCCACAGGCTGGAGCTCCAACCATACCGGTTCCAATATTTTTAGCAGGATCCCACTTACCTACATTACGAGGATTTTCGTAATGGTCTAACACTTTCTCTGAATATGCCATAATTATAGTCCTTATCTAAGTCATGCTGTATTATTTATTATGTATTTTTATTTCTGTCTGTTTAGAGCTTTATTTATACCGTATTTCTTAACATCACCAGAGAAAAGATGCAGTTCTAATGCTTTCTTTTCGTTCGTAACTATCATTCCGTGCCTACCAATCCAATAAGGACAATCAATAAACTCATCTAACCATACTAAGGTGTTAGAAGTCATTGTAAAGTCTTTTGGAAAAGGAACCTCGTATGTAGTTAATTCAATTTCTGAAGTCACAAATTCCATTCCAGAATCAGTAAGTCGTAATCCACCTTTATCTTTACTTCTATTATTTTGCCACCACACGGGCATAAATTCTTGCATAGTGGATTCGTTAACAGACTTTCCAGATTCTTTTAAAAATATCTTAGTATAAATTTCTTTCCAGTTCATGATTCTTTAACTTCTTCACCTGCAATTAATTTTACAACTGAAAATTTGATACAATTAAATGTTTCATTTAATTTCTTAGATAGATTAATAGCATGTCCGGGATTACTAAACGAAACTTTTTTATATTTTGGTCCAGGGTAACTAGTAAGTATATTTTGTGTTTTTAGGTTAAAAGGCTTGCCTTCGTAGAATACTGCCCAAATGGCATCTGCTTCTAAAATCTGTTCGCTCTTGTAACTTTTTTTATCAACATACTCTAAAAGTATGTTTGGCTTTGGTCTACTCATATACGTAATCCTTATCAATTAACTACGTATATTTATCTATTTTTTTCATTAAGTAGGTACTTAATTGTATACGGATACAATTTATGTTCTACTTCTTGTAGGCGTTTGTGTAGGATTTCTACGGTGTCGTTTTCATTTATATCTAATGCCTCTTGTACTATAATAGAACCTGTGTCCATGCCTTCATCAACAAAATGTATAGTTACTCCTGTATACTTAACACCATATTCCAATGCTTGTTCAATAGCATTAGCACCTGAAAATGCAGGTAATAAAGATGGATGAATGTTTATAATACTGTTACTTGGCATTGATTGCACAAATTGCTTGCTTAATAATCTCATAAACCCTGCAAGTATTAGTAACTTAGTATCGTATTGTATAACTAGCTTAGATACCTGTTCTTCTAGTTCTTTTAAACTTTGCCAACAATATATAGGAATATTTGCTTCTTCGGCAATATCTAACCCGTATGCATGTTGTTTATTTGATACAACAAATTTAACATCAATGCCGTTGTTAATCATTGCATTTAAATTAGAACCAGCGCCACTTAATAGTACTCCTACACTGTTCATTTTAAATGTTTACCACTTGCCGCCAACATCCATATTTACTTCAATTAATTCGCCATCGTTTGATTTGCTTTCTTTTACAAATTTTTCTAAATCACCATGTAATCTAGCCATTGTAATACCAAGAGTGAATGCAAGGTTCTTTGCTTGTGCAATTGGAAGACGTAGTTCTTTTGAGTTAGACGCCTCTGCTGATTTTACCATTTGGATAAAATTTTGAATAGCACTTGTGTTTAATGGTTCATCTATTGTTGACACGCGATAACTCCGTTCTCATTTCTATCTCCGACTTAAACGGACCTTTACTTTCATAACGTTCAATAGTAATTAGTTTAGGACAAAAACTTTTAACCCAACCTTTATTAAATCGAATTATAAAATATCCAGCACAATATAAACTTTTAGATTTATTTGATTTACTAAACATTGGTAGTTTATTCTTTACATCGTATATAGGATTATATGGAACACAACTAGTTGGAACTCCATGTACTATTTTCTCAGTAGGAACTGTTTCAGTAATATCTAATTTAGACCAAAGTATTTTACTACCAAAGTTCTTTGATACTTGCTGTTCGTTATTAAAAATAACACATTTACCATTTGTATCGTTAAGCATGTATTTTTCGTCATTAAAAGTTAATGTTCCGACATTAACACCTTCGTCTTCAACAATCCAAAATTTTCCATCTAAAACTTCTTTTGCTTTTATTGTCATCCAGGGTACCTCGCATTAAGTGGTTCAGCAAAATAGGTAGCTTGATCTGCAACTCTTTGCATATCCCATTTTGCACAAAATTTCATAAGACGCATGCCAACTTGTGTAATATCCTTAGCAACCATATGATCTTCAATTACATCATTAATAATACTTCTAATATTACCAGGTTGTGCAGTAAGGTCACACAGTACAACATTACGATTGTAGTCATCAAGAACACGATGTTCTACGCCTTCATGATCTACCCATCGCTGTAGCATCATGTTATTCCAGTTATAACCTTTTGTACTCTTATCTTCAAAAGCCTCAATAAGACCAACTTTATTCTTAGTGCCTTTCTTACGTACACCAGGGTAAGCACTAAACACGTTATCACTTGTGTCGCCACGCATACACTTTTCAAACAACATAAATTCAGGATGCGGAGCAGGCTTTGCTTCTTTAGTCTTTTTATCAATAATCGGCTGACGCTTCTTATCATCAAAATAGCCATCATGTGCAATAATAGTATTGCTAACGCCGTTATATTGAGTTACATTAGGACCAACAAGTTGTGCAAAATCACCGTCTGTACTAACAATAATATGAGTGTCATTAGGGTGTGCTTGTACCCAACCAGCAATAAGATCATCTGCTTCTAGTTGCTTGTGTTGCATAACAGTACAGTTAGTCTTAGTTGTAACAAAGTCTTTAAACTCGTCAAAGATCTCCCAAAAGACCTTATCTTCTTCACTCTCAGTTACAGTAAGTTTATCACGTGCAACTTGCCTATTACGCTTGTAAGGCTCATAATAATCCTTACGCCAACTACGCCCTTCTAAGCAGAACACAACATGATCAGCCTTAAAGTCATTCCATGCTTTTTTAACACTATTAAGTGTTATATGTAACGCCATGCCAACTTTAGTATCAAGATCACCTCGTATTACGTGCCTTGCTCTAAAGAAAGTATTTGCTGTATCAACTAATATGTATGTACTCATAAGTATGCCTTTTCTATTATTATACTATTATTATAACATAAAACTTGACTGTTGTCAACTAACTTCTGACTTATCTTTGCTAACAGGAACAACTTTAATATATCCCATATCTCTATCAACTGATTGTTGCTCTTCTTCAAGCATTTGTACAACAATAGTTCTAAACCAAGCATCAACAATCTGTTCGTTAGTTTCACCTGAGTATCCAGCATCTAGTAACTGCTCAATAAATTCGTTATTCCAATCGAGCTCAAAGAATCCGTTCTTAATGTCTTTAGGATTAATTTGTGTGTCAATAACTGCTACCCACGGTTCTTTAGCCTTAGTTGCAGCAACCTTTTCAAGTTCTAACGTTTTGCGTCTAACTTCTTCGTTTGTTTCTTTCTTAGGGGTAGTAGGTTTTGTAGGTTTTTTACCTACTGTTTTATTAAACCAATCTTTTATTTTATTCATTAATATCCTGCCTTTCGTATTTTGTCAGTAGGGTCAATAGGTGCTTTCATTGCTTTATCTAGTTTTTCATTTGTTTCTTGCTTAATTGCATGTAATGCATCAAGTTCCCCAGGCATTTCCGAATAAGCTGATGTGTAGTCTAGGGGTAAATCGCCATCCTTTTTCCATACAGACTTCTGCAACTTCTTTAACATTGAGGACATACTCTTCCGAGCGTCCCCCAAGCGGCATACAATATACTGGACACTCAACGCCGACATCACGGTATGCTTGCACAGCTCTGCCAGCTTCTTCAATATCTGAACGATCAGCAACGACAAATTTAAAATACATGTCGCTATCATTAACAGTGGAATAATTAAGAGCCACACTAGGCTTAATAGCATCTTCCCAAGATTCTCCGCTAACGGATAGCTTAGGCGAACAACTCCATGTAACTGTAATACGTTTGCTATCGTTAAGATAGTCGTATAAGTCGTCGTGTAATACTTGTGTAGTGTTTGTTTCAAATGTAACATTTTTTAAGTCTCTCATGCGTGGGTGATCAAACAGCTCTACGTAAAGTCGTTGCCACGCTAACAACGGCTCACCACCTGTCATAATTAAATGAATATCTTGTCCATTATCCATTGTCCACTTGCCTTCTGGAGTAAGAGATAACAAGTGTTCAACTACTTCCTCAACTTCTGCAAGTTTATTAAAGTCTTTAAACTCAGGATAGATACTTGCATAAGTATCACAACCTGTATGTATAATAGGCAAGTCATTAAACTTTTCAGTCTTTGCAATAATACCATCGTCTAGTAAGTCTTTTACTTCTTGATTATACCTTTGACCATTTGCAAGTTTTTCAGCACGACTAGGCTCATCTTTACCAAGTCCAAAGTTCATACAACGAAAGTTACAACCAAAGGTACGCAGGAACACACTAGGTACTCCTACAAACTTGCCTTCACCTTGCACACTATAGAATGCTTCTGAATATCTTAGCTTCATCGTGCAAACTCCTGTTGTAATTTAATGTTGTCGAAGAACTCTTTCTTAGTTCCTGCATCATCTTTAAATGCACCACGTAATACAGTTGTCTGTGTAAGACTACTAGTTGCCATAATGCCTCGGTTCTCGCAACAACCGTGTGTTGCTTGAATGTAAACACCTAAATGTTCTGCATCAGTTGCTAGTTGTATTTCACGTGCAATATCATTTGCAAGTTCTTCTTGCAATGTACCACGCCTAGCACACCATTGTGCAATACGTGTATACTTACTAAGTCCAATAAGTTTATCACTAGCAATAATACCAATGTATGCTACACCTGCTACTGGCTGGTGATGATGCGAACACATACTTTTAAGTTCACTACGTACTACTAGCATGCCATCATAACGTTCATCACTGTCATTTGGAAATGCTGTTGCACTTGGAGCAGGATCATAACGTCCTACCATAATTTCATTGTAGTACATTTTAGCAAGACGCTTTGCTGTACCCTCTGAGTTAGGATCATTAATACGATCAATTAGTAGTGCATCTAGTACACCTTCAAATGCTGTAGTTGCGTTATTAATAAGTTCTTCTTTATCGCCTGCCTGTAATACTTCGCTGATGTTATCACCAGCCCAATAGCGTATGCCTGCGTCTTCTAATTTAGTCTTAATCTGTAGTGCTTTATTCATTAATTTCTCCGATGTTTAGGCAGTGGATTGCCGTTAGTAAAATACAATGCACAATAGTTATATTATACATTGTATTTAGGTTTTTGTCAACCATTAAAATATTTGTTTAACATTTCTAGTCGATCATCTGCTGTAGCTAATTTATCAAGTTCTTTTTGAACAGCTTCTACAATATCACTGTGTTCGCCGATGCCGGCAGGGTTATGCATATATACTTCTATATTTGCCTTGTGGAGTTCTATCTCTCCTTCTGCGTGTTTCCTTGCAGCTCCTAGTAGTGTTGATCTCATTATAAACCTCCTAAAAATCAAACCTTGCTTGGTGTGCAACATTCTTATCATACTCAAATTCGATATTATTTCGATAGTTGCCTTTTGATGGAATTACGTGTCGTACTCCACCTCGGGGATCCACCATGTCCCCTTTCCGTCTTGGAATTAAATGTACATGTGCATACATAACAGTTTGACCTGCTTCAACTCCTACATTCTGCCCAATATTAAACGCATCACAATACCCACGTTCAACCCAATCATAACCCCATTTATATGCTGCCTCAAAACATTTAGTAAGGTCACTCCAGTGTTCTTTTTTTGGTACAAAAAGAACATGTCCTTCTGTTACTGGAAAGCCGTCTTTGTATACCGTAAAGTGTTTTGTGTCTACTAAAATTTCTTTCCACGGTAATAAATCTTTATCTTTCATTTTTAATTTCCTGAGCCAGTTTTGAAATTTGTCGTTGCTTTCTAAATATACTTTCTTTAGTACTTTGCATATCTAAAAACTTAGTATTAACTTCTTGCATCTTTTTTAATTGCTGAATATCTTCATTTACACTTTTTTCTAAAGATTGTATGTAATTTTTTTTATCTTCAATACTCATTAGTATGTTCCTACAGCTTCCCAAGGATATACTAACCAAACATCATCTTCTGCTTTATTAATTTCATGTGTATGAAAGTTAATGTAATCAAACTCACTAGCAAGATTTTCAGTAAGTACTGCAAACTTTACAGTTTGCCCCCAAACTGTATCCCAACTTTCATTATCAGGATAACAACCACTTTCCCAATCTTTTTTAATCCAATTAAATGTAGCACCAGTATCGTTAATATCATCTACAATAAGTATCTTCTTACGTAGACTAAGGTCCCACCGTGATCCTGTTATCCCTGTTTTATCTTCATTATTACGACCAAATGCTTCTTCAGCCATCCAAAGATTGCTTTCGTTTTCTTCGCCTTCTTCAGAGTCGCGTAATTTAACTTTAAGTGCTTCACAACGTATGCCTAACATATTGCTTAGTATAGTAGCAGGAACGTTACCACCTCTAGTAATACCTATAATGTAGTCAGGCCGCCAGTTGTCGGCATACATTTGATTAACAATGCTTATGCACATGCGTTCAATGTCAGTCCAGCTATAATAATGTTTCTTAATCATTATTTGCATCTCCTATAATCTGTTTTCTTGCATCTGCACCAATTTGTGAATCAAGGATTGTTTTAACTTTTGTAAGCATAGCACATGCCATCATTAGAACATCTTCTCGACCGTTACACATCATAATTTGTTGATCAATTGGTTGACATAATTCTGCCATACGTTGTGTAATCTTACTCAATTTTAATTCTCCTTATTAATAATGTCTGGTGTTATCATATCTACCGTATTTACAACTGTTTTTCCTGCATATACTGCTGTTGTACCTGCTACATCTAATATTGCAATACTAGTAGAACAAGCATTAAGTAATATCATTAGAAATATTACTGTTAATCCTTTACTTAGATTCATTTTGTTTACCAATCCAATCTTGCTTAACAAGATTATATACATGTTTAAACTTTTCGTATACGTTCTTTAAGCCCGGATACTCATTACACATTTCTTCAACTTCGTCTAAGTCTATCATATTACTTACAGTATTATAACCACTAATATTAATAGTGTCAGTATCATATGTATAAGCAGGAGCAATAGTGCTTACATGCCCTGGCGCAGCATCTGATATATTAATAGTATATTCTCCACCGGTATCGTTAGTATATACCGAGTCTTCAAAAGTAAGTCCACTTCTTAGTGTTATAGTATCATTGCTCATTTTTAATTCCCTCGTAAAGTAATTTTCCTGAAAAGAAATCTTTTTGTAAGATTTCTATTTGTTTAACTAACACAGGTAAGTATGAATCATAATTTTCCATGTAATCAATTATTTTTGCAATAACCATTTCTTTATGAAGGTTATATGTAGAGACTGAAGAAGTCCATTCTTTAGGATATTTAAATTCTGGAACAGCCATTTCACTATAGCTTAGTCTATTTGGAACCATTGGAAGTGCTCCTACTATGGCTCCTTCGTACCAACTAATGCCAAGTGTTTCTTGCAAGTTAGCACTGAACACTAGTTTAGCTTCGCCTAGTAAGTTATGATATTCGTTCTTTGTAAGTTCTTGATCTTGACAAACAACAAACTCATATTGTGGTAGTTGTTCTTTTAGATCTCTAAAAATATCAATTTGTTTTTCAGGAGCAATTCTATGCGGAAACAAGATTAAATCACGTTTTTGCATACCTTTGTATTGCTCTAGACTATTATGTAAATACTCCATTGGCCAACCAACACGCTTCATTGATCTACGATCAAGTTCCCCAACATCATTTGCAAATGCATCTGCAAACATATCTATATGGAATTTTGTTGCAAAATAGTTATCGTTGTAACAGTTATACATTGATAACTCTGCTTGTCTTACCCACGGCTTATCGCCAATTAGCCTACCAAGAAAATCATGTGGATCATAACTACCTGCATGCCACATGCCGCCTATACGAATATCTATACCTAATAGTTCTGCCATATACCGTAGTTGAATAACTGTAGGGTTCCAAGCATCTGTATATAAAAAGTAGTCACCGTCTTTAATATTACCTTCAGCAAACAATCTACTAATCTCTAACATTTGTTGAGATTTATAATTATTAGTGCCGGCAAAATTTAAGAAAGCCCCTGGTGTGGTTGCTTGAGGAACTTCACCACCAGATATTACTATTACGTTACTATTAGTATAACGTTCTAGTTGCTTAGGCAAATGTTGTTTCCACTGTCTAGTATAACGTGAATCAACTGCCTCGATGTCTACTATATATGCTGTCATTAATTCCTCCGTGTGTTCCTCTTATTTTTATTTTGCATCCAATACTGCCATTTCTTATATGATTGCCAACTTGCGGCATTATCGTTATAAAGGAACTTTTCGTCATATACTTTTCCTTCAAAACGACAGTAGTTGAAAAACTTCTCCAAATCGTCAAACACTTGGTCGACTGGTGGAAAGTTCGTGCTCATTTTAATAATCCTTAAATAGGTTTCGGGTAAAAGATCTGGCAACCGTTTTCTCCATCTTCGGAGACTTCGATCTCTACAAAACGGCCAGGGTATTTTGTAGAAATTTCTTCGTACAAGTCATCTGCAATCATCTCACAGCTCTTGTGATCTAGTTGTATTACATCTTGTGCATACAACCTTTCCATCCAACGTTTAAATTGGATAAATTCAATATCGCGATCATCGTGGAATACTTCAATGCGTACTCTAAAGTGAAAAATATGACGATGAGGAAATCCAAGAAATGATACATCATCCCAATCGCCAGTTGCTAGTTTAGGATCAGTGTCTGCTCCAGGATATAAGTGTATACCTTCTTTCTTAAAGGTTACCCAAATACTTCGTTCTTGTGTAGTTGTTTCCATTTTATTATTTTCCTCTCTTATTCGTCTGAGCATATAATCGTAATATCCTTCACGTAATATCATTATACAGTCATTCTAATATGTTGTCAAGGCCGTATTTAGACCAAGGTGTAAATTTATTTCTATCCATTAAGTCGTGTAAGCTATGGCACCAGACTCCTGGATTAGATGCATTAAATCCTTTGTCGTCAATTTTAACCATTGCATTGTATCCCCACTGTTTAATGTAAGGAACAACTACACGAAGTTGTGGAATAAAGTTATTGTATTCAATTAATCCGCCTTCCATAAACCATTCTAGGTCAATTGTGCTTGGAATATCTAAGCTACATAAAATGTCGTCTTTTAAGAAAAGAGTAATTAATGCATCCCACTGATTAAAGTCATTTGAGTTAACTGGATTGTAACTGTGATTAGCACCAAAGAAGATATGTGTACATTCTTCGCTAATGTATTTTTGTCTAATTGCATAGTAATCTTGTACACCTGTAACAAATAATGTCTTCATTCCAAATGCAGGAGTCTTTTCAACTTCTACGCCTGTAAAGAATTGAACGTCTTCTTGTTCGCCTGTGTCATAAGATCGTTTCATTTTAAAACCATTTGTATTAGTTGTTGATTGAGTCGGTGTATTTCGTCTTTGTACCAAAGTTTTAATGTTTTCATTCTTTGAACATTATCATCTATATTAACATTAGTATAACACGATTGTATGACATTGTCAAGCTCTCTATGCTTAATTTCTAAAGTTTTTAGGCGGTTCCTTAAACTATCAACCTTGCTCATCTTCCAAACTCTCTAACTTTGTGTCGTCAAGTTCTTCTTGAGGTTGTTCAACTGTATCTTCTATGTCAAACAACGCACTGAAGTAAGTTCCTGAATTTTTAGTTTTCTTTCCAATAGCGCCTCTAGTACCAGGTATAGCCATCCAAAACTTTGAAAACTCTTCAATTACTGCATTTGCTTCATCTCGTTTGTCAGTTGCAAATACTGCTTCCACAACGTCTCTAAATAAAACCCTGTCAAATTGCTCTTGTACAAGCATTTTAGGAATGTGTCCTGCATCGTATTGTCTGTTTGCTTCTTGAACTGCATTAATATGACTCCATACATTATGACCCATTTGGATCGCATAACTAAAGCTATCCCAACTAGTCTTTCCTTCTTTACCTATCTTATTAAGATCACCTGGACCATATATACAAATATCCTTTGCTTCTAGTCCGTCTGTAATAGGAGAGTTTTTAAAACTTCTGTGTTTGCCTTCACGTACAAATGCAGTACTAAAAGGAGTTGTGTCTGTTGACATTGCCTTATCGTCAATACTAGGTACCATTCGATACACCCACTTTGATCTATCTTCTGTTTCTAGTTCGCAATAAATTTGTCCGTTAGCAGTAGCAAGGAAAGGACTTGCACAATCAAATGTAATCATAAAGTTCGGGTTATGATACTTACGAACTGCTCGTTGTATATCAGTTAACAATGTAGCCCATTCTAGTTTAGACGTTCCTAAGAAGTGCATTACATCGTGTACTCCTTGTTCCAGTAGTCCGTCAAACCTCAATGCAACTAGACGTTTAAGAACCAAATGCACATCGCACATGTTCTGTCCGCCCATTGACCAACCGTTAAAATGATTGTCTGGATATACTGTTGGATCACAATAGTCTTTCATCTGCTGATACCAATCTTCTGCATCAGTATGATTTTCGCCTTGTAATACATTTAAGAATTTACAAGCACCAGTTCTATGTTTCAGCCAATAGTCGTTATTAATACGTGTTGCTTTAACAGCTTCACTATATGTACTAATGCCTGTTGCTTTTGCACCTTCGGGTGAACGTGCAACCCAGGCTGGAATATCTAAGATCATACCATAATCCATGTATGCATCCATCCAACGTAACACACCGTCACGTTTTTTTTGTGCCTTTGGACAGTTAGGATCTTTCCAATCACCTTCCCAAACTCCTTTACCAATTTGGAAACCACCTGAGTCACCAAGTGCCCAGGTGTTAGCTCTATCTCTGTTACGGATCATATCTTCTTTAGGACTATGTTTGTTAGTGTCTAATTCAGCATGTCCTGCAGAGTAAAGCGTCCACTTGTATGTGAACGCTCCTTCTTTTGCATTAAGATAGTTTAGACTTTCCATACCGTTTTTTAAGTTACTAGGTATACGAGCAGGGTCAACGTACATTCCTTTAACAGGATCAGGGTAACGTTGTTTACCTATATACGTTGCATAGAATCCGCTAAGTGCGGGTAGAAAGTGTGCATAATCACTTTGTGCTGCTGTTAAATCACGATTCATTATTTACTCTGAGCTGGTAAGATGTAGTCGTATTTTGCCATACCACTATCAACACTAATTTGCATTGCACCTTGATCACTAATACTCATAGTTAATTCACCATTCAGATTAAGAATACTTTGAACTTGTGCTACAGGCCAACTCCATGTATGACTTAATGTTCCTTCAACTGCGTTTTGAAAAACAAAACTACCTGCATGAGTAGCTGCGTCACCAAAACTAAAAATTAAATCTGTTACTCCAGCTGTTTCTTCAGTCTTAACATTAAATGTAGGTTCTTCAGCATGAGCTGCACTTTGCAGTTTCATACGACTGATAGCTGCCATACTTGGCTTAAATGATACGTTCCATGCTGCACCTTTAAACTTTACAGTTTTAAGTTTTTCTTCAATGATTGCTTTATTCATAAAGCGATAATCATTTTGGAAGTCACCACCAGCATTTTCAAAATGAATATGTGTTGGAATAACTTCTCCATTTCGTTCTGCTTGAACAACTTCTAGTTTTGCATCCTTTTGATATTCAGGATTCTTTAAGTGTAATGCTAACTTGTCTAAGTTTGGCATACCAAAAGTTCCTGTAAATTCAGATACAGTATTGTGTGTAGCCGAAGATAAAATTACTGACCTATCTTCAGCCATAGAATCGATAGATGTTACTCCATCTTCAGAGGTAACTTTAACTAATGTTAAAAAACCTAGTGCGTGTGTATGTGATACCACGTCTTGTAGAATGTCTTTCATGCCTAATCTCCATTGTGTATTGTTATATTATAGTGCCTAATTAACTGCTTGTCAAGAACTTTTTTACTTTATATTTAGGTTTAAAGCCCAATCCCTGCAATATGCTAACGTCTGCCTTTGTACACATTCGTTCGTGTATAGTATTTAGACGCTTCGGAAGACTTGGTGCTAAAGTGTGGATCTTTATACTTTCTCCAGTACCTATGTCTATTAATCCATTTAATTCTTTATGTTCCATAATTAGTTCTATGGCATCACATAAGTCTTCAATATGAATAAAATCTCTACTATGATCTGTTACATATTCTAATGTGCCGTTAATTAGTTTATCTAAAAACATTCCTGCTCTTGGCTTATTAGAATATACTGTGTGAAATCTCATGCCCACTGAATTTTTAGGTGCAATTTGATCTATTATAAATTTTGAAGCAGCATACGGATTTAGTGCTGGTTCGTATGCACTACTTGAACTAGCATATAGAATTCTTGTTTTCTTACTGAACGCATTAAATATTCTTTTAGTACCTTCTACGTTATTCATCCAATATGCACTTGGGTCGTTAATACTTTCTCTAACCCCACTTTTTCCTGCTAGATGTATTACTAAGTCTACATCATACTCTAATGGGCATGTTGTTATATCTAAATCTTCTAATAGATCTAGCCCGTGGACATTGTATCCTCGTAGCCACAAACGATCATACAACGACTTTCCAATATAGCCCAAGTGTCCAGTTAGTAATATATTCATATAGCAATACCTGACTTTTGAAACTTTTCTAAATATTCTTTTGTTTCTTTCCAATCAGATACTTGTATAGGGTCTGATACTTTTATAGCTAATGGATAATCGTTGCCACCTGGTTCCATCATATTTCCAAAGAAGTATATTTGGTCATCTTTATTAAAGTCTTTCATAATTTGACTTTTATCTAATCCAATTGGTGCAATATCAAACCCGGTATGCTTGCCAAGTTCATGCAACCATTCCATATTGCTAATAGTACAGCTGGTACTAATACCTCCCCATATTGGTGCAATATCAAACCCGGTATCGGCACCAACTGTAGCTTGTAAAGTTGGAAATTCTTTGTTAAATAATTCTGCAATAAGACTACGTTCGTTATCCTTTTGATCGTATTCCACATATAGTTTACGTTCCTCCATTGTAGCATTACGTCCTACAATACTAAAGTTAACCATTCCTGGTCGCTCTTCAATATGATTGCCAGTACGTAAAGGAAAACTACTTTCTTTTAACTTTTCTGTTAGCCAAGATTTAGCATTATGAGGAATAATCCATTCGTTAGTGTAAGTGTTTACTCCTCGTTCCCAAGTGTCGTTCCCGTTACAATTATATACTCGTGCTACTTGATTAAATATATCTTGACCTAGTTGTTCTATAGTTTTATTACTATGGCTTCCTGTTACTAGATATACTTGATTAGCATAGATAAAATCTAAAAAGAATCTTTGGAATTCAGTATCAATACTTCCTCGACTAGGAGTAAGTGTCCCGTCAACATCAAAAATGAATCTTACCAACCTATTTTCTCCCAAGGAACATCTTTGTCACCAAAGTGTCCATATGTACAGTTTTCGCTGTATTTGTTAAAATTAAACAAATCAAATCTATCAATGATTCCTTTAGGACTTAGATCAATTTCGTTTGCAATAAACTTAGCAATACTAGCATTGTGTCCGTTTGAATCAATATAAATGCTAGTAGGTTGTTTAACACCAATAGCATAGCTTAATTGTATATTACACCAGTCTGCCATTTCATCTGCTACTACGTTCTTAGCAATCCAACGTGCTATATAAGCAGCACTACGATCTACCTTCGTAGGGTCCTTTCCAGAAAAAGCGCCACCACCATGAGGAGCGAAGCCCCCATATGTATCGACAATAATCTTTCGTCCTGTAAGTCCTGTATCACCATCTGGCCCACCAATAACAAAATTACCAGTAGGATTAAGATGCCATATAGTATTTTCATCAATTAAATCTCCTAGTTCCTCCATTGCCGCAAGTTTACAAAGATGTCTTGCTTCTTCTACGTTACCTTCTGTATGTTGTGTACTAACAACAATTTGATCAATGCGTTTAACAACACCATCACGTCTAGCACCATTATACTCAACACTTACTTGTGATTTTGCATCAGGGCCTAGTATACTTCCACGCTTTGTTTTTAAGTTTTTTAACACTGCATGGCTGTAATGAATAGGCGCTGGCATCATACTAGGAGTATGGTTGCATGCATAACCAAACATTAGGCCTTGATCTCCTGCACCAAAGTCGTCTGTACCTAATCCAATATCGCCACTTTGTGCATGTAACTTATTAAATACTGCAAGTTGTTCATGATGAAATCCTTCTTGCTCGTATCCAATTTCTTTAACTTTGGCTCTTACAATATCTTCTACATCGTAAAGACTTAGGTTAAAGTTTTTAACTTCTCCTGCTAGTGTTACGTGATTAGTTGTTACTAATGTTTCAACTGCTACTCGAGTTGTTTCGTCGCCGTTTTTTAATCCAGCATCTACTAATGCATCACTTATTTGATCGGCAACTTTATCAGGATGCCCATCACTTACTGATTCACTTGTAAAGACATATTTATTCACAGACTCTTCTCCTTAAATCGCTTGTACTAAAGCGGTGATCTCTCTTGTTAAAATGTAATTCAATTTCTCTACTACGACAGATATCTTTGCCAGTAAAGTCCTTGTCTCTATATTCTTCCCCTAGTACTCGAATATTAATAGGATACATTTGTAAAATATCTTCTAAGTCTTGTTCGGTACTATAAGGAATAATCTCGTCTACGTACCCTATTGCTTTAAGTTGAGTATAACGTTCAACACAAGTTTGTATAGGTGCGTTCTTTTCTTTTCTATCTACACTTGGATCCATTTGTAATCCTACTAGTAAGTAGTCACAACATTCTTTAGCTTCACGTAACATAATTACATGTCCTGCGTGAAGTAAATCAAACGTGCTACAAGTAAATCCTACTTTCAATGTTTTCTCTTTCCATCAAATACACATACAAAATAAACTCCAAGCGGTCCTGCATGAACTCGATGAAAAACACCGTCCTCAATTAGTGCTATGTCACCTTCTCTAAATTTGATAACTTTGTCATTAAGTTCTAATCTACCACTTCCTCTAACAAAATAATAAACTTCTTCTTGCCCTTTGTGTTTGTGGCCGCTAGTACTTTTCATTGGCTGTAGTTCTGTACTACTTACTACTAAGTTTTTTAGTGTAGTATTGTCTTTAACAACATATCTATCATCTTCTTTAGCAACTTCTCCACCAATATCTTTAATATTAAGGCTCATTACATTATCTCCTTTAGTTCCCGCAACTTTTCAATTATTTCTTCAATAGTATTTAGGTCCTGTTCGTTCTCTGTATCAATTTCTATCTCTAGTTTGATCTTCATCTTATTCACCAAAGTCAAACAAACTAGTAAATGTATTGTGACGCTTAGTATCTTCTAATGGATAGTCTAGCACACCGATCAAGTTGTCTAGTTTGTTATCAATAATAGTTTCTGCCATTGCTCCGTCATCAAACGGAAGTTCTTTGAACCAGTCAGGTATATGTAACTCATCTGTTGGATAAGCTACACTTGTGTAACCTAGTGGATTTTGTTTTAGTTTACATACAATAACCTTCATGCCGTCAACAACCTCTTGCGAGTACTTGTCACCGTTCATACGTTTAAGCGTATTCCAATTAATACTTGCTCGTACATGCCCAGGCATGTTAGCTTTACCTTGCTTCTCTTCTAAGCGGCGATAGTGGCCAACTTTGTTTGCACGTTTCGGACTACCTTTTTCGTATCCAGGCCGTTCACTAAACTCTTTACGGAATACAGTAATACGTTCTAATACTTCTTTTTGTGGAACGTCGGTAAGTACCATAAGTAAGATCTCACTTAAAAACTCTTGCATAAACACTGGAGTATCACTTCTACGAAGGTCTAAGCCCATTGCTTTAACTTTGCCAGGCTTACCATCTACATCGCTTCTAAATCCTTCAATGTCGTATACTAGTGCTGCATAACGCTTCTTAGTAATAAACAATCCTGACTGTGCGACAATCTCACGTCCAGCTGCAATAACATCACTACGACTCTTTGGACAATGGAATGCTGTTTGCATCATTTCTGGAAACGTTACGTTTGCAGCTTCACATACTTGGTCGTAAAGAGTAATTACATTTTCTTTACTCCAGGGAATTTTACCTGCTTCAATATCGTTTTTAAGAATTGGCCAAGCACTAAAATAACAAGAGTCAGTATCACCGTAGATCATTGCATCACCAGTGTGATCATAAACACCTGTAATAGTCTTATTGACTTCTGCACTCATGTGCTTAACAATTGTACGTCCTGTAAGTGTAGTACTTTGTCCAATACGTTTGTCAAAGAATCTACATCCTGGATTAAGAATAGCACCATACAAACTGTTCAAGTTAATCTTCTTAACTAACTGACGTTTATCCCAATACTCAACTTCAATTGCATTACCGGCATCCTTTGCTTTTTTTAGATTCTTCTGTAAATCTTTACGTTCGCTGTACCAACGCTTTAGGATACCTGGAATAACACCTTCAAATTCTGTAGTAAAGATAGTACCGTTAGCACTAATCATCCATGGATTATTACTGTCAAATATTAGTTTAAATATTTCTGCGCCACTCATTATCTTTGACTGACCATTTTCAAAGTCTACAGTAAGTGAAATGTCCTTGCGTTGTTCCATAACTGCATCGTATTCTTCAGTAGCAAAGCGTCCTTCCCAACTACCCGCAAAGCTCTTTTTCTTTAAGAACATGTCTTCGTGTACACGAGCGTCACTAATCTCAGGACGGATTTGTCCTACAACAGTTTCAGGTGCCATGTTTAATGCACGAATCACTGAAGGATATAGTGAATTTAAATCCATTGAGCCAATCCACTTGTGCAATCCTTTTTTAGGAAAAGCAACATATGCTCCTGCCGCCTGTGTAGCTTCGTCATCACGCTTTTGACGATTAGGCACTTGCAACCCTCTGTGATGTGCTTCGTTCACAATTGCTTGTTCTGTAACTGCCACAGCACCCATTGTAGTTTGTAGCATAACAGTATTAGCATGTGCTAATTCGTTACTAAGATCAATAAAGCGAAGCTTCTTATCCAACTTGTCAAGTAGTGCAGTATCTTGAATGTTATATTCAATAAACTTTCGGAAGTCATTATTGTATAGTGCGTCAAGTGTTCCTTCATACGGAACTTTGTTTTCGCCTACTTCAATTTCACCGATAGCATCTAATCGATATGTATGACGCTCTTCATAAGTGTACTTACGATACAAGTTCAAACTATCCAAGTGTACACGCCCAACTAGGTCAAACGTTTCACTTTCCTTGCCAAACTTTTCGTACATACGCTTCTTAGGAAGTTGTCCCCACAAGCAGAATCTACGTGTGTCATCTTTGCTTAGTACACGACTAGTTCTGTTAACAATGTACGGAATATCATATCCTTCACTATTCCAGCCTGACAAGATATCAGCATCTTCAATTAGCGTTAAGAAAGTGTCAATCATGTCACCTTCTTTTTCAAACAACATTACGTTGTCAATGCCTTCAAGTTCTTTCTTTGCTTCGTCCATAGTAAGTGTCTTAGGCGGAACAGCAATACACACCATTGTGTCTAACCACTGCAAATATACCGAGATACTTGTTATAGGCATAAACGGATCACTTGGATCAGCAAAGCCTCGCTCTGGATCAAAGTCAGTCTCAATATCAAAGAACGCAATGTTTAGCTTAGGTGCATCTTGGTTAAGATAGTTTTCACTTAAACACTGAAAGATTGGATTAATGTCGCTTTCAAACAATTTCTTTGAATTGTTAATTGCAACTTCCTTACGAAAGTCTTTAGTGCTTTTACACACAATACGACTTAGAGGATCACCATATACACTTTTATACTTGCCTCGTTGGTCTTCAAAATAGAAAGTATACTTTACTGGGTATTCAGTAAAACTTCTCTTTCCATCTTTTCGTTCAACAGCTCTAATAATATCTGCGTCACGATCAAAAAATGCATCTACATAACTCATTTAGTAATCCTATAAAAATAGTTGAATGATAGCAATTGTATTCATAATAACAAACCAGCTACATAATACTATCACAAATGCTGCCTTTCTAATAATGGCACTACACACACCTAATACTGAACCTATTAAGTACATAGGAATAAATATTTTTGTTGCAGGATCTAATACAGTAAAGGTTAGAACAGCACTTGCAGATATTAAGAACATTGCTTCTACTAATTCACAATAAAATGCTACAGGACTAAGTTTATAGCTATCTTTAAAAAATGTTATAATACTATTCAAACCTACTTGTCCTTACCAACGGTAACAATTAAAGTTTCTAAATCATCAAATGCATCTGCATGATTTGCCCAGTCACCTTTTTGGGCAATTTTAATTGCTTTGTTAATAAGACCTGGTTTGATATCTAATTCTTCTGCTACTGCTTTAACTGTTTCTCTGAGGCCTTCTTGTAGATCCTCTACTTCTTGTAAAACAGTTACACCTTCGTTAACAAGGCGTTCTAGTTTAGCTTTTTCTTCTGCACCATAGGTACGGTCACTCATAAGTATGTCTCCTTTGTGTTCATATACTACTATGTATTATACTAGAAGATTAACTAAAAGTCAAGTGTTTTTTTATTAATATTTTGAAGAATTATAAGAGGAAAGTATGTTCTTAAGATAAATTTTGTTATAAAAATAAATAATTTGTGCTACAGTAAGGCTTCCTTTATTCTTTTTAGCTTCTTTTCTGCAAGCGACTGCTGTCGATTGGGACCATATAATATGAGATTGTTGACCACCATCCTGGGTCCAATTATAGGCATCTTTGTAATGGGTTTTAAAGTCTTCATCAAAGGATATAATAAACTTTTTTAGTTCTCCATTATCTTTCCATTTATTATTTTCATCCATAACTACTATCTCTATTTTTTTGTCACGGCTTTCATTAGACCAGTTGTTTGGATCTTTTTCGCTAGTGCCTGGCAAGTTTAGATACCTTAACCAATTGTCGAGTTGTTTCCTTTTACCATCGTCTATGTCTATCTTCTTCAATGCTGACATTAGATCAACATCAGTTAGCACCTTGAAT